AGCATTGATGAGTTCCGTTTTGATATAACCGCCCTGTATAATGGTATTCCCGAGCATCGATTTTTCTACGCTATCCTCAAAAGCCAAAGTCCCCAAATCATCCTCCACGCTATCTTTTACTTGCTCTATTGCGGGGCTATCTGCTGTAAACCTGATTTTACCGCTAATCTCCCCGCTGTCCAAATCGAAATAAGTCTGCCCGTTTACTGATGATATTCTACCTGTGGTAATTTGTCCGCCGTGCAATATCGTATTGCCATACATAGCCTCTGCACTTCTCTTTCCTGCTACGGGTGTGTAAAGCAGATAGCAGAGAAAATAATAGTGCTGAGGTCTTTCATCGAATTTTATTTTTTCCGTTGTTACATACCAACTGCCGATATTCCCTGTCTTTTCGCATTTCGCATAAACATAATAGACTTGATTGAGTAATCCTGTCTGGTAAAATTCTAATAAGTTCCAAGTTTTAGGATTGTCTGCTATGCTAAAATGTACTAAGTTTCCTGCGGTTATGTGGATATTGGCAGGGTTACCTCTTACATTAGGATTCAGCGTAATATTTTCTAATGCAAACTGCTGGCTTCTTGCTCCTATGGCTATCATATTAGCCTCTATGCTGTTGGGTTTAATATGCTCGGTATCAAAATAGCCGTCTGTATCAAAGATATTTTCTTTTAGTTCTTTAAGGTTGGCATACCCCCTTCGGAAGTTGTCTTTGTTGATCTTCTCTATGGATTTTATAACGGTTTGGTTGTCCTTTATATCGCTTACTATGCTTTCTACAAAAGATATAGAATAGGTGTCGGCTATGTCTATATTGTATTTGTATTCTTGTAGTAAGTCCTCCCTTAGTGTGATAATTCTGCTGGTCTTATCCACGCCCAAAGCCTCGTCTTTAATCGAGATATAATCTCCTACGGAAAAGAATTTTGTCCCTGTATTTCCTTTGTCTTTAAGAAACATAGGGTCTATATCCAAAGCATATTTCAGGTTGTTTACCGAGCGTTTTTCGTACTCTTTCAGCCCCTCTTGCAATAGTTTGTTTTCGGCATTGGTAATATACCTATCAGGCATCGTAATATCAAGGAGCGTAAACTCATCTCCTACATTAAACTGAAAAGCTGTTGCCTTTGCATCGGGGAAGGCTTGCCCTCTTTCGTCTTTGAATTGTTTAAGGCTGAAAGTCTTTGTAGAATGGTCGTATTTTGACAATTCAAATTCGTACCCTGCCAAATTCCCTTTGTTGAAATGCAGTTTAGCGGCTGTTCCCGCAATGAGGTACTTGGTGGTTACTTTGTCTTTTTCCTTTTCGTTAAGGTCAAAATCCATATTGCGGACGACCAACTTTTGCACGCCGTTTTCCAAAGTCCCCACGGCACTTACTATCCCCTTGAAGGTAGGCTTTATATCGTCAAAGGTTTTTATGCCTTCTATTAAGCCGTATTGCTTCACTTTCGCCCCATCTTCTATGTACTCTCTTCCGTAGGAAGTGGGCAGTTTCAGGCGTTCGGAGAAGTTTCGGTAATCTGCTTTCAGGTTTTCTGTGCTTCCGTAAACATACAGTCTTGTGATGACTTCATCGTTCACATTGTCCCTACTCAAGGAGTACAAGCCGTTTCCTTTGCCGTATTCAAAGGTGAAAGGTAGAGTCTCGCCGAATTTCTTTATGTTCAGCACACATCTTTTATGGGTGATGTCTTCTGCTATTTCAAATTCCGTGTCGTATTCTTTACAAATCTTCTGCAACACGGCAAGGCAGTTTTCATCACTGAATGTTAGTGTTTTGGTTTCGCTGTTTTGCGGATATTCACCAAGCGTCCAAGTAAAATCATCTACTTGATTGATATTACTGATGAGTACCTGCAAAAAGGTTTCTATCGTGGAAGTAAGCGGAAAATCCCCCGTAGTCTGGTAGCCCTGTGTATCAAGATTGAAATAAATTTTCTTCCTCAGGCGGTACTGCATCCCCTCAAAGGTTAAGTCATAGGTATAAAAACCCTGCTCCTTTTTCACTTTTGGTGCAGTGTTGAGCGTATAGCGTTTGTTTCTTAAATCTATATAATCATTGATATGAAAATCAAGAACCGTCTTGCTCTCTACCGTCAGCGAGATAGAGTCTTCGCCCAAAAGTGTTTTGGTGTATTCTGCTTTGGTAACGCTTCTGAGTGGATTGCGGTTGTTAAGATTGAGATTGCTCCGTGCTTGTGTAACGATTATTTCTCCCATATTATCTCAGCGTTTGTTTGGAGGTTGGTAATGTTTTCTATATTTCCTGCAATGGTGATGTAGTGGGTTATCCTGTCGGACAAGTTTTCGTTAATGGATATTTGCCCTTTCTGTATGCGGTTTCTGCCATCTATGTTAATCTCTACCCAAGTAGGCGTATTAAAGGACAATTGTAGATTCTCTCCTCTTAACTTCAAAACCTTTTTCACCGGATTAGGCTCTTTTATTTTGAGAGAAAAAGTCCCTACCATGTCATTGCCCTTAAACTGTTTTTTAAGCTCTGTTTTATCCTCTAAATAGACATCATAAACTAAAACCTGACCGCTGAACTCCACGAGCAGCCGTACTGTTCCCTCTTTGTCGAACTCGGAAAACAGGGTGTCAAAATTGCGTTTCATCTCCACCCAGTCGTTGCCCTCTACCCAGCCATTCAGTTTTATTTCCCTTTCTTCATATCTTGCAGGGGACAAATCTATTGCCGTACCGTGATATTCTGCCCAGTCGTACTGCTTCCGCTTCTTGGGTTTTAGCTTATCCAAAAGTCCCTCAGAGGAGGAGATATAGACCTTGCAATCCTGAAAATATTTGCCATTGAGGCTGTATTTAACCATTTCCATTGAGCTGTTTTTTTATGATTTTTAAATCTCCCGTAGTCTGGATTTTTGCCTTGTCCGAATACAGATAAACCGCAACATTGCTGTCTTCTGTACATTGGATTTCTACTTCTGCATTGTCCAGTACATTTACCAACAAAAAGGCATTCCCTTTGGTGGTTATTTCAGCCTTAGAGTTGTGCCTTACGATAAGTGTTGCTACGGCAAAGTCAGAGTAAGTTATTTCAGCCTTAGAGTTTCCAAATAACGCCGTTCTCATTACATTGGATATATTCCCCTCAAAGTCGGTGTAAAGTCCGTATTCTTGGGTTTGAGCTTTAAACTCACGCAGTATTTCCAAAGAGGGAAAGTCTTTACGCATTGCCCAGTCGTCCCCCCTGAAATACATATCGCACAAGGTCGAAAGGGTAGGGGAGTTTTTCATATCCCTTTGCCATTCTTTGCACAAGCCTTTCCGTGCGGCTTCTCTTATTATCTCTTTTATTTCCATTGGTTATATTATTTTAGTTTTTGAAATAATATTTCATTTATTGAAATATTTTTATATCTTTGCACTATGGTTATCATCTCAAAAGCACCCATCAACGAATACCTCCAAAAGTATCCTGCACATAGGGAGGAACTCTTAAGGTGGTATGGCGTTGTCAAAACGGCTGATTGGTCTAACTTTGCCGATATTAGAAAGACATTCAACAGCGTGGACGGCGTAGGAGACGGTTTATATGTGTTCAATGTGAAAGGTAACCATTGCCGTGTGGTAGCGAGGATTATATTTTCGGTACGCACTGTTTTTATAAAATTCGTAGGCACCCATAAAGAGTACGACAAACTAAATATGAGAGAATTATGAAAATCAACAACGAAAAAGACTATCAAAAGTATCTTCACGAGGTGGATGCTTTGATGAAAAAAGGCGAAGAAAATCTTTCTAAATCCGAGCTTAAACGCATTGGAACGCTCTCTGCCAGCTTGGAAGCGTACGAAGACACCGTTTATCCCATTATCAAACCAGAGGGGCTTATCGGTATGGTAGAAGTGAAAATGTTTGAGAAAAAGATGTCTCAAACCGATTTTGCCAAAGCCTCTGGCATAAGCCTTCCGAAAATCAACCAAATCATCAACGGTAAAAGAAAAGCGGACATCCCTTTTGCAAAGGCTGTACATAAAATTCTGGATATTCCTGCGGATTATATACTTTCTCATCTTTAAAGTCCTTTGGGTCTTAGGTCGTTTCTGTCCATTTTTCTGTTCATCTCCGAGAGGTCTCTCCGCATCTGATGGAGATTTCTGGTATTGGCTTCAATCTTTGAAAGCTCAAAAACCATTGATTTTAACTGTGTCTGGCTTTCTATGTTTTTGTTGGATACCTCTTGCATTTGCAGTTTGAGTTTGGTCATATCGGCAAAGGCATTCAGCTTGGTAGTCTCTAAATTCTTTGCAAATTTGTCTAAGCTCTCTTTGTATTCTGCTCCGATGATTGAAGTATTGGAATTTGATTTTCCCCCCTGCATTATTTTCAGGATTTCAGCTACATAAATACGAATGGCGTTAAACTGCCCTGCCAATACTCCTGCCGTTTGCTCGCTCATTCCTTTGATGGCTCCTTGCAGAGAGTTTGCACCTCCGTCCACGCCTGTATCTTTAAAAAAGTCGTCGAGATAATTCAGTGCAGATACAAAAGGCTGAATCTTTTCTTTGACTCTTCTTTTCCAATCCTCTTGTTCCCACTTAGAAAGCCCATCAAAGCTTCCTGTTACCTTACCATCTTTGTCTACCCTAAACCCTAATTTATAGACTAATTCATCAATCAAACCCTGTATATAAGGAGCAAGCAATTTCTGTTTTAGTGCGTTTTTAACGGCATTACGCATCACATCTTCTACAGCTTTATCATATTCCTTTGCACCATCTACGCCTTTGGACCAAGCATCATAAAGGACATCTCCGAGTTTATCCGCCAAGCCCTCAGTCGTAATCCCAACAATGGCGTTTTTCATATTGTCTGTAATGTCTTTTATTTGGTCGTTGATGGCGTTAGCCCTATTTCTGTAATCCGCTATTTTATCTTTATCGGCGTGTTTTTTTCGTGCCTCCTCATCAGCCATTTGGTTAAGCAGTCGTTGTTGGCTTTTCAGGTTGTCGATCATCGCATTTTGCTCTTTATATTTCGCTTCCCCCAAAGTTCTTTTCAGCTGTCTTTCTAAACTACTGTATGCGTTTTCTAAGTTTTTTACTTCTGCCGCCCAAGCTTTGATGTGACGTTCTTTTCTTTTGTCCCCCGATAGAGACTTAAATATAGCCCCTATAAGCTGGATACCCGCTTTAATCATTCCTGCTGTCCCTCCTTGAGCTATTGAAGTGGCAAAATCTAAAGCTGCATTACCGACATTCATAATACCTTCGACCGCATCATTAGTTGCTTCATCAAACCCTCCAAAAGCATCGGCTACATCTCTTACACCGGCACCGAGAGCATTAAATATCTCTTTGGCATCACCTAAATCAGAGATAAGTTTCTTTTTAGCGTCTGCTAATTTCTTATCCGCTATTAGACCACGTTCCTGTGCTTGGTTTAATTTGTCTTGTGCATTCCTTGCTTGTTCGGAATCTGCACCAAATTCCGCAACAGCCTGATTATATTCTTTTTGAGCTTGTTCTACATCCTTATTGGCATTGGTAAAGTCCTCTTTGGCTTCCTTAAAGTGGTCAAAAGCACTGATGAGCTTCTCAAAAGGATTCTTTTCTCCTGCGGATTTTACTTTGTCTATGGCTCCCTGAAGTGTAGCAGCATCCTGTATAGAGAGTGTTCCTTTGGACTTCTCTTGAAATTCCAAAAGCTTATCCAATATGCGTTTAAGCGAGGCATCTGTTATTCCCTCCAGTTCAGAAAAAGCATATTGCCACTCTTGCGATTTCTGAATCATATCCATTGAAAGTTTGTTAAGCTCTTCTTCCATCGCCTTACTCACTTTCCTTTTGGCTTCGCCGTCGTTTTGGCGTTCGGCTTCCTCCCTTAATGCTGCATACTTTTGGATGATTTCCAGTCGTTTTTCTTCATAAGTTTTATGCTCTTCCAACAACTGCTTGTAGCTTTGCTTGAAATTCTCCTGCACCTTTTCTATTTCCCCTTGTAGGTATGCCTTTGCTCCCGCGTCTATCTCTGCTTGGGTCAAGGCTTGCATTTTCTGTTTTAAGTAGTCCAGTTTCTCGGCATCGGTTTTAATGTCGGACAAGTCGTCGGTTACGCTCTTTCTGAACTTGTCCATTACCTCTTTAACCCCGTTAAGCCTGTTGATTTCATCGGTTATTCGGGCTAAATTATTGGCGGTTTCTTCATCGCCTTTGCCGCTTTCTACAACTTCTCTAAGGGCTTTGGCGGTATCTTCCAAATAACCGATATAGGACTTGTCTTTGATTTTCGGAAACATCTGGTCTGTGACTTCTGCGGAATAGCCGTTTGCAAGGAGTTTATCCCTTACTTCTATTTGGCGTTTGGTTTCCTGCATTTGCTCGTCAAAGGATTTTTTCCCGTATGCCTTTTTAACTTCCGCAATTTGCTTTTGCAGGTCTTCCTCCTGTTTTAACAGCCTTGCTATTTCCTTTTTGTTGGTGGTCAGCGTTTTGTTGTTCAACTGCTCCTGTACATCGGACAATTGCTTTTCCAAGTCGCCTAACGAACCTTTTATGGCGTTTTTGATGCCTGTTTTAACCCGTGTTTTAACGGTTTTATGAACGCTGTAATTGTATTTTTCTAATTCTCGGTTAGCCTCTGCTATTTGGGCTAAAAAAGGTTTTGCTGCCGCATTGGTTTTCCCACCAGCCATTGCATTAATAGCCTCCTCTGCTGCGTTTTTTTGGTTCTCCCAGTAGGCTTTGTTTTTAGGTAGGTTCGCCTCAGCATTCTTTGCGTTTTCAATTCCGCTGAGCGTCCTATTTACTTTGTCTAATTCATCTAAAAGAGTTTTTACCGATAGAGAAGCAAGAAGGTCTTTCATTCCGCTTACGAGCTTTAAGCTTTGAACAGATTTCTCATTTGCTTTTTGTATCTCATTCGTTAGTTTACCTCGTAATTTTAATGAGTGAAGTACCGCTGTTTTATAATTCTCATAATATTCTTTTAGCTCTGCACGGTTCATTTTAGACAGCTTATTTTGAATAAGCATATTAGCCTTTTTCCGCTCATTTTTCTTTAATAACTTTTCTTCTATGTCCAACTCTTCTAACTTATCCAAATATCTCTTAGAATGAAACACTGCATTCTCATCCTTAATTTTTTGTGATGCTTGATATTCTATTTCAGCTTCTCTTTTCAGCTCCTCTATTTTCTTTTTAGAATCAGCTATCTGTTTATCATATTTCGCTATTTCTTTATCAAATTTTGCATTGGCAATTAGCTCGTTTACCTTTGCAATCTCCATTTTCTTAAACAATTCAAGGTCTAAGTTTTTGAGATACGGACCGTATAACTCTTGCAGTTTTCGATAAGCTTCGTATTGGTCATATTGGCTGGCGTTTGCATTTCGGATAACAGAGATATATTCCTCGGTTTTACGAGTAAGTTCCTCCATTTCCTTTTTATTCTTTTCGGTTTGTTCATTAAACCTCTTTTGGGCTCTTTCTGCAGCCGTAGAATGGTCCACAAGTTTAACATAAGCATAGACAAGTCCTGTAATAGCAACAATGGCTAATACAATAGGGTTGTTCAGCATCGTGGCATTTAGCAAGGCTTGGGCTTGTGCCAATAATCGTGTTACAGAAAGCCGTGCCATTTGGCTAAGCGTTAATCTCTGCTCGGATAAAGCACTCGCATTTTTAGTAGCTACGGCTAAGGCTTCTTGAGCAGAAGCTACTTTTGTAGTTGCAACATTGATTTCTTTGGTCGCTATTGAGGCTTTCATAAAACCCTCTGCTGTTTTATCAGCTTGGGCAGCTGCTAATTTTGCTTGAGCAGCAGTTAATTCTGTTTGTGCTAATTTTAAGTTGGCTACAGCTTGCCTTTCTGTTACCAACGCTCTTCCTATTACCATTTTCTCGGAAAAGCTCATTGTCTCTATATTTTTAGTGACAACCATATTGCGGTATTGCTCTGCTGCCGCTACTACCACTAATGCCCCCCTGTATGCTCCGTAAGCCAATGTAACCCCCTCTATAACATTCAAGACCTCTTTGTAATGCTCTACCAAGTAATTCAGCCCCTGTATTCCGCTGTTCAATAATCCCTCTTGGCTTTCGCCTATATTGTTGAGCATTCGGTCAAAAGCATCCTGTAAGTTAGAGATTTGACCCGTCAAAGACTTGGACTGCTTCTCCATCAGGTTAAAGAACATTCCACCTTGATCGGTCATATTAAACAAGACTTCTTTCACATCGTTAAAGCCTATTTTTCCAGCAGAGACCATTGCTTGGATTTCAGCCGTATTGGTACGGTATTTATTCGCCAATTCTGCCAATAGAGGGATTCCTGCTTCGGTAAACTGGCGTAAATCATCACCCATCAGCTTGCCTTTGGCTTTTACCTGCCCATAGACCAACAAAATACGATTCAACGGCACACCAAGTCCCGCTGCTATATCTCCCATTCTCCTAAGGGTATCCGTGATTTCTTTTGCGGGTACTTGGTAGGCTAACAACTGCTTTGCTCCGCTTGCTACCTCTTGAAGTGAAAAGGGCGTTTTCGCCGCCAAGGTTACCATATCGCCCATCAGGGCTTTGGCTTTTTCTCCGCTTCCGAGCATCGTGGTAAAGGCTATTTCTATTTGCTGGAATTCGCCCCTTACCCTTATCAATTCTCGTGTGAAACCCATTAACGCCTGTGCAGAGAAATACCCTGCTATCCCTACGGATAGTTTCTTGAAGGCATTGTCTATTTGTCGGGTTTGCTGTTGGGTTTGTTGGGTAAGACCAAGAATATCACGCCTCATCTTGTCAATATCTCTACGCCATTGGGTCATGTCTATTCCAGCTCCGAAATAAAGCCCTCCATTATTGTTATTCATAGGGTTATTAATTTACTTACAAAAATACTTTAAGTAACCACCCTTTACAATAGAAAAATCAATATATTAGATAACTGAACAAAAGTTTTTATTTTAAAAACCGCTTTTTGAAACAAAACAATAAAAGCACCTCGAAATGAAGGTACTTTTGTTAAAATTAAAAAATGGTTTAAGATGCAATTAAATGCTTTTGCAAAATTTTATGTATAAATACACGCCCTTGTTCAGTCCATACGGTTTGCATACTGGTTTGCGTAATGCCGTTGCCGTCGGTGTAAGTGTGGGTTCTGGTCTTTGTATAACCTTTGTTTTGATACTTATGATATAATAACCATGTGCCACCCTGACGATATTGCACTTTTAACCCACCAAATTTTTTATTGTTTTTTTTTAATATTTTTTTCAGAGGTTAGTATTGTCGCATAAAAAAGCCCTGCACTCAAGGCTCAAGAGTACAGGGCAGGGTGTAATTAAAACATAAGAAATTTATATATTTACAATAGGCTTTTGATCTCCTCTGCCTTATGAACAATATAGCAGGCTAAATCTTGTAAATTTTTCTCTGTAAAATCAAAATACAACACTTTGTCTGACAAGCATTTCCGATAACGAATAACGCTTATACCCATTGCCTGTGCTGCAATGTCGGCTTTCATTCCAAAAGCATCGGTAATGCTAATGATTTTTACCTTAATCTCTTCGGGCGTTAGCTCAATATTCTCCATAATATAAAAATTAAAATCCCGACAATCAGTAATAAGGTTTCCAAAGAAATCTCAAAGGAAATAGAGCCCTCAAACTCACTTTCGTAAAACGATTTTATTTTTGCTATGATTTTTTTTAACATAGTTTTTATATATTTGTACCATAAAAGCAATGAAAAAGGGAGGAGGATTTCTCCTCCCGAGTTCCTACAAAAATAAAAGATTGAGTACTCTCTTTACTACTAAAAGGAATTTTAAGCACCATTCCTTTTTCTTCTTTTTGTAGTGCAATTCAAATTTAATTTTCATTGCTTTTTGTTTTTCATCATCATTCGGTGATGTGTCCGAGTAACTGACTTTCAATTACCTTACAAAGATATAGAATATTTTTATTCTATACAAGTTTTTCAGCGACTTTTTTTGTATTTTTTTCTTTCCAGACACGAAAAAAAAACCACCAAAATGGTAGGGCAAAAACATTGGTTTTATTTATAGTAGTGATATTTCTTGAGAAGATTATTTTAAATCTAATAATTCTTTTGCTTTTATGTAGATTGTTTCATAGATTTACTTAAACCACTTTTCTATTCATAACACCGCTTTTTGTAAAGTTTCACGAATAAAAGAATTTAAAGACATCCCTATATTGGTTGCTTTTTCTATCACTTTAGTATGAAGTTCGGGGCTAAGCCAGACATTAAAACTTCCGCTATACGATTTATATAAAGGTAAATTATGCTCTTTGCAATGAGCAATATAATCCTCGACAGCGTTCATAAAATCCTCTTTCAACTCCCTAATGGTATTCCCTTCATAGGTAATCAAAGTGCCTTTCTCTAATCCTAAAATCTTGCCGTAGAGTGTATTGTCTTCATGCTGAATTTCAATACTTCCGATAAATCCTTTATATTTAAGCGTCTCCATTTTCTCTTCGGCTCACTTTTTTGCAACTATTTTTCAGTTATAAATATACAACAAAATTCCTATTGTGCAAATTTTTTATTGATTTTTTTAAATTAAAAATGGTTCACAACATAACTACTTATAGCGTTCCAACATCATCTTCAAATCTTCTGCAGATTGTTCTTTTAAAGAGATTTCTTTTTCTTCTTTTTCCTCAATACCATAGTTTGGTGCGTCTATCAGCATACGCTGCACAATACGCCAATCTACCCCCCAAAGCAAGTAATCTAAGGTCCAACCGAAATGGTGGCATATTTGCCCCATAACGCCATAGATTGATTTTAGTCCTCTATCGGCTTCGCTTTGGTCGGTCTGTTGCCGTTCATCAATGCGATAGAGAGCATAAAATTTGCATAATCGGATTCCTTGATTAAGTTTTGTGCAAAATATTGAATATCTTTTGCCGTAAAGTGCTTCTTCACCTGCCGTTGTATCCACCAAGAAATCAAAATATTGTCTGTAAAACAAATAGCAACTACTTTTGTTACTTTATCCAAATTATTCAATACTGATTGATATTGTAGGGCTAACTGCTCTTGTAAATCATTGGTGTTAAGTGAGTTTTCATCTAAATACATCGTAATGAATATCTTTGATAGTTTAAACAAACGCCCTAAGGTCATTTTTTTTGCTTTATACACTTTCGGTTTTCCCCATAGATTTTTTATCTGGATTTTAAAGCCGTCGTTTGTTAATAATTTTAATTCTTTTTTTTCGGCGTTTAGTTGTTCTTCTTTAGTCATAGGCTGTGCTTAGATTTAGACAAAAATACCTACCCACAATTGCAGGCAGGCATTTTTGACAATTAAAAAAAACAGATTTTTATTTCTCTTGAATTTCAAATCGAGATACTCCTGATTTGGTAGGGTTCAGTACATTGGCTTTTATATCTAAAGCCATTAGGTTTTTCTTCCCAATATCAGAGGTAAATTTACCCGTAATTTGAACTCTCGGAAACCTTAAAATAGCTCCTACTTGATTCTCTATTTGTAAAGATTTTTCAATGGTTACTCCTTTCATAGGTGCTTTATAGACTTTATTGCCTGCCGTTCCTGTTACTGTCCCACCCATAACCTTTGCTACAGTGTCTAAATCATATTCGGGGATTTGAAATTGAATATTGATTGCTCCTTGTTTGGTTTGAACATAGATGGGATTATCGTGCTCTTCCACAAAAAATTTTGTTTCTTCACCATCTTCGAAGTTAATTTTACAAGAATCTTCTGCTGTGTTTCCCAATACTTCAAGATTAGCAGACATTCCTCCGTCTGAGGCAATATCTCCTATTTTAATAGAAGCAATGCCTATTTTTACTTTTGTTGCCATAGTTTATATATTTTTTTTGTTAATTGTTTTTGTTAATAAACAGGGTAAGCCATTAACTGTACCCTGAAATTGTAATAATTTTCGTTTTGTTCTTCAATATCTTGATGCATCTCTACATCAAGAGTATAATCCTCTTCCCAAACATCGCTTATCACTTGATAAACTTTCTCAGCGATTTCCTTTAGTCGGCGGTTGTCTTTGTGATATTGCGTAATCCCACCTATTGTTACAGATTTTTTCGGTACATAGCAATTGATATTAAACACCCCATTCTGCAACAGTCCATTATCCATCGTTAGAGAGTTGATGACAATATCCTCTTTGTTGCCATCAGTTGGGCGGTTGTCTTTGTAAATTCGTCCATTGATGAACTCATTTACTTTTGCTTTCAATAGCAATTCCAGAATCCATTGTTTGCCGTCTAATACTGTCCGTTTCATCTCAATTGTTTTAATAATAATGGCACTTGTATTTTCGCTAATTGCTCGGCACTGGTCAGCACCACACGCCCTTTGCTTTCTACATAGGCTCCGTACTTCATTCCTGCGACAACAACCAAAGCAACACCTCTAAATTTCGGTGCCACTTGATAGGCTAAATCTCTCCCGTACTGCAATGGGTTTTCGTTGCTTGGCACCATCCCTTTAGCGGTCAAATGAAAATCCTCCGTTACCACCTTGCCATCAACCACAATGATAAAACCGATTGAATTTCTTAGGTTCGCCGTTTGGTCTTGGTAGTTTCCATCTTCCTTAGCCTTATTTATACACTTTTCACCTACAAAGCTCAAAACTCTTACAACTTTACGGGAATAGTCTTCCTCTGCTTTTTTTAGAACAGCATCAATATCGCTCATTCTGAATTTTGGCACTAAACCCATATCCGTGTGTGTAATTGTTCTTGGCTAAATCGTTGTACAATCGCTTCTAATCTCATTTCGCTACCATTCCAGACTTGGATTTTAGCCCCTTGCTTGATTTTAGGACAATGTTTAGAGGCATAAATCACCGCTGAATAGGTGTAGGCTTCCCCGTCTGTTTTCGTGATTTTACCGCCTCTACCATTGATTTCGTCTCTACAATAACCCACATTGACCCATTCCGCCTTACCTTGTTCAAACTCGGCGGTGGCTTGGTCAAAAGTACCTTCTAACTCTTGATACACTTTCAATATGTAAGGGTATTGTTTTACCATTCGTTTGAAATGTCTGTAATCGTTGGTTTGGGTAATAAGTTAGGCCTCCCTAATCGCTGTGACAATAGACTATAATAACTCTCCATTGCCTTTTTGTCATACGAAATAGAATATCCTCCCTCTCTTACGTTCTCTGGCATCAATAACATCTCGGGTAGTATATTATAGAAAAACAAATCTACTTTTTCGGCGTTATTTGATGCATATTCTTCCGTTGCTATTAGATTAAGTTTGGATAGTTCCGCTTCAATCAAAGCATCAGAATAAATCACCGACCATAGGCTTAGTTTCTCTACAATATACTCCCCGATAGTCATTAGAACTTGGTTTTAAGAATAAGATTCTTTCTCGTGTTATTTAATACGGGCATCGCAAATGCTGTTGCCTTAGTCGAAATCAAAATAGGGTCTTGGTGCCCAAATGTTTTCACTAAAATAAAATCATCTTTGACAGACTTACTCATCACATCTGCAAAATTTATCGTAAACTCCTGCGTAGTAGTATATTGTGTCGCTCCCAAAATCGGAGATGCCGATAACAATATATTCCCAGATTCCCAGCCATTTACAGATTCTACCGCCCCTGCTTTCGTTTCATACCCCATATAAGACTCCCACAATCTGAAAGTCGGTAGCCCCTTTCCTTGCAATTGAGCATTTAATTGTTCTACAGTAATATTTGGTAACACTGTTGAATTATTTACAGGTACACCAAATACAAACTGCCTTGCACTTTTGTTATCCAATACTTTGTTTAATACATCACGCTCAAGCGTAACAGTTGTATACCGATAGCCTTTTCCTCTGGCTTCCTCCTGCAAGGCTTCCAATTCTTTTATCGGATCTGCATCAGCGGCTGTAAACCAGTTTTTCTGTGCATTTTGAGTCTTGACTTTGAAATCAATAGTAAGGTTAGCAACGCCTCCAGAGTTATTAGCCACTGTCGTTTTGAATTTTCCATTTGAAACCAACTGCTTCGCCATCCATTCCAAGCGAGCATTCACTCCATCCACAACGAAGGTAAGGTCTTCATAGATTTTTCCAATCAATCGGTTTTTAATCGATTGATTATTCGGGTTCAATGCTACGGCATTTCTCAACTGCTGCACCGTATAAAGGTCTTTTTCGTTCATATCCCGTGCAATTTCTATCTTCGGAATTTCACCTTTGATAGACTCTACAAAATCACGCCCTTTTCTCGGTGCTTTAGAACCGATAGCAACGATGTCTGCCATTATCTTTGCTCCTTCAGTTCCCTCTAAGGTACTGTACTGCAGTGTCGTGTTGTATTCCAGCGGCATAAAAGTTCTATACTGCAATTCTCCTAAAGGGTAGGCATTCAAAATAGCTTGCAGATTTGCCTGAGAAAATTCAGGGACTATATTATTAGCATTTATCATAAGTTATTAGTTTTTAGATTGTTAATTTTATTTTATCATTAAATAAAAGAAATTCTCGCAAGAATAGGTTTAATAAATCCTACTCCTGCTTTCTCTTTATCAGGTAATGCATCTTTCCTTGCTGTTCCTGCCATTACTACGGCAACCAAAGGCATATCGTCAATTACCACATCATGAGCTGTTAGCCCAATAGCCCCCACCACATTGGTCGCAGAGAAGACCTCATTCAAAGGCTTAAACTTTCCATCAGTTGCCGGCACTAGTAATGTTCCCGCTGGCACTACGCCATCTGTAAATCTTGCAGAAGCTTCTGTATTATCAATATGCACTCCGCCTGGGTAGGTGGCATCTACTTGGTCGAAGACTACAATTTGTCTTCCTGCTTTTTCAGATTTTTTTACTTGTTTCATTTTTCATTAAAGTTTTGGTTAATATAATTTTGAACATCGGCGTCTATTTGCCCTTCTACTGCTTTATTCCCAAACAAAGGATTTGCTTGGCTTTTAAGCAAATTATTACTCAATGTTTGATTATAAGCGTCTTGGCATTCTTTAAGCTGAGATGCAAACACATTAAGCTGTTCGTCATTATCAAAGGTTTTCCCTTCGATATGTAACTTGTAGAAGTTCTCATTTACCCCCAATTCTTTTAACTTTGAAGTGAGCTTCTCTGCATTAGATTGCTGGATTTTTTCCGCTTGCAACTTTTGTAAGCTATCGGACAATGTCTTGTTGCTTTCCATAAGTGCTTGAGCCCATGCAGGCATTTCGCTATCCTTTGTCCCTTCTTCAGGTTTCTGTTCAGGCTTAGTAGTTAGATTTTTATCATCCCCCTCTTTCGCATTTTCCAGTTCCTGAATTTTCTTTTGCAAAGTTCTATTTTGGTCGGTTAAAGACTGGTAGATACGCAGATCGCTTTCTACATCTTCTACCGCTGTATCGATTTCGCTCTCTTCTTTGACCGTCTTTGCCAGTTTATCCGCAAATACTTTCAAAATGTGTTCCCCTAACCCTAAATCTTTGTATTTAGTTTTAAGCGTCTCAAGAATTTTTTTGTTCATAAATAAATGGTTATTAGTTTTTTAGTATCTTTGTGTTACAAATTTACTTTAAGTAATAATGTCTTACAATAGAAAAATCAGTAAATTAACCATAAAAAACAAAGTTTTTATTTTAAAAACCGCTTTTTGAAACATATCACAAAAACATGAACCAAATTTTACACAAAAGAATCGCAGATATGACCACAATCGAAATGATGGAATCCGCATATCTTATAGAAGTGTCAAAGAAAATAACGATGACACTACAAGAGTTTTGCCAAGTAACAGGCTGGGACAAAAGAAAGGTTTACCAGCGTATTAAAAATAAAATACTTCCAGAACAACTTATCAAAGGTGGCTACGAGTATCGTTCGCAAAGAAAACAACCGATATTCCTAACCAAAGAAGTATTAGACTGGATTAAAAACTAAAACCAATATCATTATGAGTACATTTAATTTTTCAGAGTTCCTTATGGAAAGGGGATTTTCATTTACAAATTACGGCACACACAATCTCTATGAGTTTTCCAAAGACCAGAAAGACTATTGCGTAAACCTGCAAGGTAAAGTAATGACCACAAACGAAAGTAAGACCAGAGATTTAAAGGTAGATATACCTGTTCCGAAGACCAAAGCCGAAGCCGAAAAATGGCTAAAGAAATTTTTGGGATAACTTCCTGATTTATAAATAAAAAAAGACCTAAAAAATAGGTCTTTTTATTTGTACGATTAAGTAAATAGTCGTATATTTGTAAGGTAATTGAAAGTCAATTATGCGAGTTCGCACCTCGCTTTGTTTAACCCAAAAACCAAGCCAATGAAATTCAGATTTGAATTGAGTTTTAAAAGGTTGAAAAAAGGTTTTAAAATCAAGTTGTTAGTAGCAATTAGAGATTTTATTAACCTAATCTTTTAAACTCGGTGGGGGTAGAGCCCCACCTCATTGTCTTTTTAACATTGCAAAGTTATGAAATCTTTTTTAAAACACCTCATTTCTAAGTGGAAAGAAATTAATACGGAAGGCTATGAAAAAACTATTGTCTTTGAATTGTCTTTGGGGCAAATTATTTTGATTGTAATTACACTAATTGGATTATTATGGATAGCAATAAATTAGCAATAAAAAATAGAATCATGGAAATTCTTGATTTGTTTGGTATTACAGGAGCAAGAGCAGCGGAAATAATGGGCGTAAAAGCCTCAACATTTAATTGTAAAAAGAATGATAATAATCCTCGCCATTGGTTCAATCAAAAAAACCTTGATGATTTGGTAAATTTTATTAAAAGGGAAGCGGAGAAATTATAAATCAAATTTTCCTTAACTTATTCTTTAAAAATTTATATGCTATAGAGTATTTTTCAAATCGCTGTAAATCCTTTTCGTTGATATTATTTAGGCGAGATTTATCCATATTATCTTCCAAATCATTTAATTTTACTTTCGTTGCTAAAGGATTTTTGGATATTCTACTAATAAATTCAGAATAAGGCTCATTATCTTTTTTGGTAACGCATTGTAATGCATTGATAATTTCTTCTGAAAAGCCTTCCTTTCTTAAATCGCTAATCGTCCAATTAGTATCTTCTAATAAATCATGAAGAATACCACAAATTTTTTCTTCTTCAGTTTTCCCTTTTTCCATCACCCTTACTAAGTGTAGTATATAGGGCTTCCCTGCTTTATCTGTTTGTCCTTTATGTGCATTAACTGCTATTTGTATCGCTCTTTCTAACATTTTTAAAACTCTTCGTATTGTTCTTTCGTTATAATAGTACCGCCTAAAATCGCCTGCATAGCCAAATTAGTAGAGCAATCTATCTTATAAGGTATTTTGCCTTTGAATTTAACTTCACACAAATTTCCTTTGCCTGTACTTGTGAATTTAAATACAGCATTCTCGTATTCATCTAAAAGATAAATAATACCGTTTTTCAATAAATAATCTAAATTACTCATCTAAAGTTTTTGTAATAATTTTTAGACAGTTCTTCTAATTCTTTCATTCTTTCCAGTTGCTTAGGAATATTCATATCTAATAATCTGTATTCTTCATAATATTTATGCCCCAACCCACCTTTAAGTCCTGTTTCTTTCCGTATTTCATCCCAACGCTTTTTACCTATAATGCGAATTGCATTCGTAGGTTTTTCTTTAGCGTAAATCATTTTTTCTGTGTTGAATTGTATTTCGGCAGAAATACCATTTGTGGCTTTAATATTAGTAAGAATACCACTATACCCCATAAACCTTTCTGGTTTTTGAACCTTTACTCTTTCAAAGATACTACTTTTTTCTAAATATAACTCTAAATTTCGCATTTTTTCTTTAGGCAATATTATCGTTGCTCTAATAGAGTCTTTTATTTGAGAAATATCACCATTAAGTTCTAATTGAAGTTTTCTCTGAATAGATTGATAACTTTTAAAGTTTATAGGCGTAGCGTATCCGTTATGTTTTGGGGTTAATTGATTTATCACTTTTGATACTTCGCTCTCTGATTGCTTTGCTTTTAACATTAAACCCTTAATTTCACTTTTCTCAATCATTCCTTTATTCTCCACCCACCATTCAGGTTTATGCTTCCAGTTCTTAAAACGCTCTCTGTTCTCCGAAACCCATTTATCGAAGTGTTTAGGCGGTTCGCCAATATAGTTTTTTGAAGTATCAGGCGGTAACTCTTGGTTGCTGTTGAGTTCCTTTATAAGCTCCTCATCGGTTTTAAGAATCGTTTTGCGGTGGCACTTACAGCCAATATGCCATTTACTCCAGATGAAATCCTTTGGGTATTTCCCCTTTAGTTCATCGCAAATATCAAAGATGGTATGTTGCGGGCTTAAGCAGATTTCAACCCCCACAATGTCACTGTTCTGTAAAATTCTAAGTTGTTCGCTTTCTCTGTACGCCGTGTTGATTTCATTACTTACCAAACGAAGAGCGTTTTTATGGCTACTTCGGTACACGCCTTGCCCAGGCTTGTAGGCTTTGGCATGCCGGCTTAATACTAAATTGCCGTGCTTATCTCTCACTCTTCTGTAAAGCCGATCGGGTTCATTCAGATACTTTTTCACTTTTCGAGCCAGTTCGTTGGCACTCATTCCCTCCGAAAGACTAACATCAATAGCTAATTCTAACTCAGATTTCATTTGCTTAGTAATATGCCACACACGCTCCGAAATAGTAAATTTCCCCACCTTTCTTTCTTGAAAAACCTTCAATGCCTCTAAGTTGAAGGGGCTCTTAGAAACTTTAGCAAGTTCCCTATAATAGCTTTCTTTGCTGATATGGCTGGCTATGCGTTCTAATGTAGCCACACGCAAAGCGTTGTATTTCTCATTGGCAAATCGCCATTGTTGGTCGGTGCCAGTATAGATAGTTTGTAGGGTTTTGTTGTAATACTCCTTTAAGGCTTCCTCTATCTGTAAAAGCACTTTTTTATTACTTCGAAATTGGTAGATTTTGTCTGTCAATTCTGTTTTTACCGCCAAATACGCAACCCTCGCAATCAAATCGTTGTAGATTTGTTCAAGGGTTCTGATGTGCTTCCGTAGATGTTTCCGATGTATGTTATCAAAGTCCATTATACAGTAAACTCATTGCTGTTGCTTAATTCGTTTCTGCGATTGTTTTCTTCCTCAATTTGTGCCATCATTTCTTTTGGGTTTTTGATGCCTATTTTTTGCATTGAATATTCTTGTGAGTAGAGCGGTTTATTACCATTGGCTTCCATTAAGAATTTGATAAAATCCGCATCATTATTGATAATGAAAGGTGTAATAACTGGCTCTACTTCCAAATCATTTTTTGCGAATTTCACATTGAATTTTTGAAGATACGATTTAATGATGCTTGCCCTTCTTTGTAATGCAGGTATATAAATTGCCATCTTATCCATTACTTTGAGGTGTGCAGATAAAAATAAAAACTCTGCACTACTTCCAGCCAACATATTACCCAACCCTTTCATATTATCAAATGAAATATTAGGTGTTGAAGTAAAATCATGAACATCTCTTTCCAATCGGTCGGTTTCGCTTTCAATACTTTGATTGGCTTGTGGTTGGTTGGCAAATTCAGCATTAGCTCCTTGCTCCAATTGTAAAACCCTACCAGATTTATCTTTGGATAATTGTCCTTCTACTTTCCCTATTAGCTTAAGAATTGGGAACGAAAAGCGGTCGTTGCTTTCTGCTATGTTTGAGTAAATAAATTCTAAGCGTTCGATAATAGTTTGAACATCTGCCCACTCAACATTTTCCTGCTTATAGTAAACGATTGGTATTTTACCAATAACATTTGGTTTTTCCTCTACTTTCTTCCACTCGTCATCTCGTTCATAGCGGATAATCTTTTCTGCGGTATAAACCTCGAAAATAGTTTTATCCCCATTTTTAAACTCTCTTCCGAATGAAATCAAATCATCGTTTTCATTGAATTTTGGGTACAAATTATACTTATCAGGCATCAATACCTTTACCTTTAATCTAAATTGAGAATCAAAACCGTAATGATTATTAGCCTCATTGGTAGGGTACCAATACTCTGCACACTCTGTAAAACGCCCCACGGCAGTAACGATTTCCTTATCAACAAACTTCATTTTGTTTTTCTCAATTACTTTCTGAAAGGCGTTGTATAAGTCCTCTTCTTCAAGGCTGTTGGTGTATTTAATAGGCGTTCCACACAAAAAAGTTGTAGCAATATTGACGATTTTCTTTTGATAGGGTAGTCCTATTCGGTTCAGTGCGATAGTTTCTTCTTTTCGTTCTTTTTTACCATTGCTGTCTATGTAGTCGGTTGTTACCTTGCGATCTGGGTATTTAATCAGATTGGTAAAAATCTCATGTTGCTTAACTTCATATTGCTTATTGTAATCTCCTATCTTAGGCAGAGTTCTACCGCCTTTATATTCTTCTATTTCTTTTGTTATAATACTCATAGATTTATATATTGATAATCACAAAATTAGCATTATAAAAGCACCATAACAATAGGTAATTAAACGATTTAGCCCCAAAAACAAAGTTTTTAATTTTAAAAGCGTGTTTTTGAGCTATAAGATACTTGCAATATCTTGTAAGTTGTTACGGATAGGCTTTTTAAAATCAAAATACCCACGCATTAATATAAAATCTCGGTAGTCAGGTGAGCGTCCTATATTTTGCTTGATAGTTGCTTTATCTACCAGAGTTATCACATTCGTGTCAGGTATGCGTTCGATAGTATCCAGTTCTTCATTAACTGCCTCTTTCTGTTCCTCTGACAAATCTGCTGAAATCCGCATCTTGTTCTTGTTGATAATCTCTTCTGCAAGGTACACTAGCAATTGCGTTTGCATATTTTTATAACTCGGCGTGTCTTTTTTACCCTCGCTTAATTCCTCTTCAAATGGTCTGGCATTGTTTACAAAACCAACAATATTTAGATTATCTACAACACCACCACCGACACCATCACTATCGGCAATACAATTACTGCTTGGAATTCCATGTTTAGACTGCATGGCTTGAATACAGGCTTGTATTTCGGTAGTCTTACTAATTTCAAAAGTGTGTACTTCTACCAAGTCCCAATCTTCCCAAACGCCTACTATAGCTAAATCAGAGCCAAACCTCGCTACATCGGCAGTAATATATTTCTCTCTACTTTTGGTAATATGGTCATTGGTGTAGAGTTGCAGTATCTTGTCATAATCACAAAGTTTGTAAGGGTTATCGTCGTACTCCCAATTCCCTTTTAGTAATCGTTCTCTTTTGGCTTTATCGGTAGTGTTTTCTAACTGCTCGATATAGTCTTTGGCGATAAATGGATTATCTTGTACAAAGGCTTGATGAAACACTTGGTAAGGTTTCAATCTGTTTTCCATTGCTGGCTTGTAGAAATACGAATACATCCAGTTTTTCTTTGGGTTACAAGTGATGAAGATTTTAGGAGTAATATTAAACTCATCATTCATGTGTCGTCCAACCCTTGTTTTAAGCGTATCAAACGCCCCAAAATTGACCTCTCCACCTTCTTCGATCCAACCGCCTGTATATTCTACTGAACCGTATCGCTCGTAAAAAGGGTCGCTGGGTTTGTATCGCAAATCCAACATGTCAATTCTTGACCCATTTGTAAATTGAATATAATTGTCTTGCCCATTGTACTTATAGAAATCCTTTGGCACTCCGTAAGCTTTACAAACTTTCCAAAAGGTAATCAATGTAGAATCCCGCAATCGTTTTAATTCTTCTCGCCCGATAAACCATTTAGAGCCTGGATAATTCAATGCCATAAAAAGCAACCAAGAGGCACCAGTCCAAGACTTAGCACCTCCTGCCGCACCACCGTAAATAAACTCTTTTGTTTTGTTGTCTGTTAGGATTTTTAGGGCTTCTTCTTGTTTTATGTGTTTCTTGCCCTTGTGCGTGGTAATGAAATCAAAATTTCCTCGCTTAAAAAGTTCTTTTCTAAGTTCTAACGGATTATGTACTTTCTTGCTCTTCATCTACCTCTGCATTTAGTATCTCTTTCAACGCATCGTCCGACAATTTTGAATAATCGATTGTGCCTGATTTATGAGTGACCTCGATTTGGTCTTTGATACCTATACTCCCTTTAAACAAATTCTGTTGGTTTTGAATTACTTGAATGCGTGTTTTATAGTCCACCAATACATCTCTAAATTGTTCTGTTGGGTTTCCTTCTTCATCGAGGATGGGCTCTTTTATCGTCCCTTTCAAAGCAATTTGCATTGAAAGATTATCTAATATCTGATAAGCCCTTGCCCTTTCAGCCTCTTGCACTTCCAACAATTTAGGGTTTTGGCGAATTCGTCTATACACCTGTACATACGACACATCCAACGCTGATGCAACTTTAGTCGGCTGTCCGTTACATTTAATCAATAATTCCTCAATTTGTTCATCTGTAAAGGTTGGTTTACTCATATTACATCTTGTTACCAAAACTATCCTATTCTTTCTACCATTTCCGATAAGGTTTCTCCCTTAATCATCTTAAATTCAGGGTCAAATCCCATTCTAATCATAAAGGCTTCTTTGTTTTTCCAGTTGTCAAAAGAAAGGGTTACATACGAGTCAAGGTTTTTGGCTTTCTCTTGGGCATCTTCCATTATTTTTTGTTTGGTTTCCTTTATCTTTTGTTTTTTCTCTTCGGCGGATATTTGTTTCTCAACCTCTTTCTGTTGTTTTACAGGCTGGTAAAGTTCTTCAATGGCTTCTACTACATTTTCGCTTTCCTCTGCGTTTAACTCTATTCCATAGTAACTCAAATCATAATCATCAAGACCTGCATTTTCATAGTCAATTTCTGGAATTAAATTTCTCATCAATTCATCATCTAATTCCGACCTTGACCGAGTATGCCAAATATTTTGTTCCTTTTCTGTCTTTTCATCTAATTCTAATACCTCTACTTTGATTTCGTAATCGGTTTCTGGTGTACCGTCATATTTGTAGTAAATATCTTGTGCCATTACCCTTTTATGTCCATCGATAAGATTACCAGATAAAGCATTCCAAACGACCCCTCCAGCAAAAGCAATACGCTTGAAGTTTTTCAGCATATCTTTTACCGATTGTTGTGTGTGGTTTTTAGGGTTATAGGGTGCAAATTTTATTTGACTTCGCTTAATTACCCTTGTTTCGCTTTCTTTTAATTTTTTGGTCATAATCAAATGAGTATTTTTTGTGATAACGGATAAGCCGTTAATATCTTCTCTAAATCCTGTGGATAATGTTCCCTTAGCCACACAAAGCAATCTTCGTTAAAGCCCATGCCATTACTCCGTTTGTTATTTCCATAACTTATCGGCTTGGGCAGTTTTTTGCGTCTGATATAATTCAGCACATCTGCATCTTTCCAATGGCTTAATGGGTATATGTTATTTGTTGTAGAAATGGCTTCTAACTCGTAACCTCTTAACTTCAATCTTCTATTGAGATTATCCGCTTGTTTTTCGCCTATAAATGCGTAAGGTATGCCAGTCTTTAACTTCATTGCTTGTATCACATCACCAAACATCAACTGTCTTACTTTCTTGGGCTGGCAGAATAACCCTGCTCGGTGTATTTTAGTCAAATTCCAATGAGGTATTTGTATAAATTGTACATTGCTATAATGTTTTTCTGAAAAACGAATAAAGCGGTCAATATGCTCTAACCCCTCTACGAAATACATAAATACACATACAACTTCATCAAATTCTTTTGCGAGCAAATCTAATAAGCAAATGCTATCTTTACCCGCCGAATAGAAAAGCAAGGCACGGTTTGACTTCTGCCTTACCGTGCTGATTACTTTTTCTGCGTGTTGTAGTTTATTCATAACGATTACCCACTTGATAAACCGAAAGCCCTACGCAAATCACCGTATCGCTGTCTTCTCGTTATAAATTTGCCATTTCTACCAAGTTTCCCGCCTGATTCTGTAGAAGCGGCTTTTGAACCACCTCTATATCCACTTGTAGCACTCGTTGTTCTAATTTGGTTTTTTGCCATGGTTTTAAGTTTTAATGATTATTGTTTTTACTTATGTTTAAATATTTTTTCTTTCTAATACCTTACCCAATTGATATACCATGCAACAGATAGGGTAGATGGTGCCGTCTTCCATTTCCCATTCTATAACTCCTTCTTCGTCCACTTCAAAATCAACAAAGGCGTTTTTAATCTCAATTAACACTTCAGGTCTATCTGTCTTGTAGCCGTTAAAAAAACGAATAGCATCGTATTTAACTACTTCTGTAACTTCGTAAGTATTGTCATCTTCGTGTAATACGATTTTACAATACTTCTTTTCATTTTTTGGTAAAATATCTCTAAATTCATCAGTTTTTTCACCAGATAAGATTTGTTCTAAAAAATGTCTTTTAATTTGTAATGTTAATACTTTCATTTCTCTATTTTTTTAATTGTTTTTTCATTCTTTCTATGAGTTCTATAAGCATAATTCTATCGTGCTTGTAGTGGCTAATATACGCCATTTTCTCTAATTGCTCAAATCGTTTTTTGCCTATCTTTCTGATAAGTCTTTCTCGGTAGGGTATAAGGTTACCATGCTGGTGTAGATTACACTGAATACACTGGCTGTGTATATTATCCAAATCAAATCTTACGCTTGGGTAATTGCCCCTACTGAAATAATGCCCTGCATTACACTGGTGTTTTGGCTTGTACTTACCGCAAGAAATACACACAAAATCGCCTTTGTCATTTATCGCATCACGCTCACGCACAAAAGCATTTACTAACTTCTGGGCTTGCTCTACAAGTTGCCCCTTTGTCTTAGCTTTGTATTTCAGTATGATTTTTGCATCTATCACCTCACAAAGATAATCATATGTTTCTTTTAATCAAATAGATAAAAGCGGTCTTTTGGTCGAAAAACAAAGTTTTTGCATTTAAAAACCGCTTTTTGAAACATATTACGCCAAATAAACAAGGTTAAACTTCTTAAAACATCTAAATCCTTGTTTTTCTGTGTCGAAATACACCTGTGTGGTGGGGTTAGGCTTTCTTTCAGTGCCTTTGGGCTCTGGTATTAGATTTGGTGCGAGAGTGCCCCACGCCTCACGAATTTCGCCATTTACTTTTTGAAAATAGAATTTAACTATTTCCGTTTGCATAGCTCTTTTTAGTTTGAAGTTTGCCCACGCTTTTTTTAGGCATTCACTAAATTTAATGCCTGTTTGCTTGAAAAACTGCCAAGCTAACTTCATAATTTGTTTTAAATCTTGAGTTTTCATAATATTCTTTTTAATCTATTTGATAATATACATTCACATCAAGTCCTCTACTTGTTAATTCATCGTAAATAAATTTTACATGGCTTGCTCTTCTATCTGCTTGCCCTGCGTAATCATAAGCAATGATATATGCACCTCTATAGTAAGGGTGATGATAGAGTTCAAGACCTGTAATATCTTGTATCAACTTAATAAAAGACTTTCTTCTACCTTTCAATTTGATATACACACTATCAAGGTTGCAAGTGCCACCATCTTCTACATTGTTAAATAACACATCAGAGTGTACTACACTCATCAATTTCATAGCAATATCAAAAGCCTCTACATTGCTTTTTGTTGCTGGTGTATTCATATTGAAGAAGTAGTCTTCTCTTGCTTCTGTTGATAATAAGTCGCCTAATGTTTTCATAATACTTTCTATTTGTTAAACCTCTATTTTAATTTTCACTTTGCAAATATAGTAGTTACTTACAATATAAGTAAATTTTAATAGTATTTTTTTACAATATTTCTTCAGTTGATATTGTAATTATTTGATATATAAAAGTTTAGAGAAAATAAATTTTACAATATTTTCTCAGCATTATTACGTATATTTGCAATATTAAAAGAAAAGTATATGAACGAAACACGAATAAAAGAAGTGGCTAAAATGAAAGGCTATTCCTTGCAAGAGCTTTCTACAATGATAGGTATAACTTACACATCTTTTTTTAGACGAATACAAAACCCTAAGCTATCAAGTCTTCAAGAAATAGCCAAAGCGTTAGAATGTCAAATTGCGGAACTTTTACCTGCTGGCAATGGTTTTTCTCATTTCTATGATGACCAAACAGGGGAATGGCTAGGTATTAGGCGAAAAAATTAA